CAAAGATGATTTAAATGCTGCTGATGTTCGCGTTAGCATAGATAAGGACAAGAAGGCTGGCGGCATCGTTACTAACCGTGACAAAGACTTTACTGATAAGCGTGGGCGTAAATACAAAAAGTCACGAACTATTGATGACATGGCTTTACTTGCTACTGAGGCAGGGTATTTTAGAGAGCGTCCAACAGTAGCTGAGTTTCTTGACGCGCTCGACAACGATGTTAAGGGTCGCTCTGTTTACAGCATTGACGACATAGACTTTGAAACAACATATAGAAACGCTGAGGAGCTGTTTAATGAAGCAAGGGATTACGGCATAGACATCTATGGTTTGTCTGATGAAGACTTTTCTCGGCTTATAAATGAGTACAGAAGAATTAGAGAAGGCGCGGAATACCAGCCTGTAGACCAAATGACGGGTGATGACATTGAGTCACCTACTGGTTTTACAGAAGATGAGTTGATGGAGCTTAGAGCAGCTCAAGACGAGGCTTATGTAAACTCAGAGGAATACATTCAATTCAGAACTGAGTTTGAAGCCCTACAAAAACAAGCAGCCGAGTTCATGGAGATGTACGAGGAACTAGACCTCATAAATCAGGAAATAGCAACCTTGCAGGCAGACGTTAATTTCATGGCAGAGTCAGATTTAATCTCGCCTGAAATACTAGCGTCTTTAGAAGAGGCTGACAGGCTTTCTGCTCGCGCAGAAAATTATGACACAGTTACTCGACAGGCTGCTGATTGTTTAGGAAGCAGAGGCTAACATGGCATATTTGTGCATACAGGAAATCAAGAGAGCCGCTCAACGCATTGGCGACAATATATCCGACAAAGAAGCGGAAGAGTTACTTGACCGCATTGAGGCTGTACGCAGTCGCAGGGGCGAGGGTAAAAATCTTACAGATTCAGAGATGGATGTCTTATATGCTGAGGGCAAAGAAATTGCCCGTGAAGCTAGGATTGCGGCTGCCCTTAATAAACGCAACAGACTTATAAACGCCAAGATTTACGGCAACATTATGCGTAAGATTGAGGCAAATCCTGAACGTGCTAGCAAGATTATTGTTGATGAGCTGGTTGGTTCTATTAAGTATGTTGAGGAGGGCAGGCTTAGTGTTGACTCTGAAGGGCAAGCCATAGCCAACGACTACACGGCTGTTTTAGTGGCAAAGTTGGAAGAGGCTGACTTGCTGCAAAAGTTTAATAGCGGTGCATTAGACGCAGAGATTTATTTATACAGGTATGACAGAAATGCCGATGTTAGCGCAGAAGCAAAAGCTATTTCTGACATTATGGAGGATGTTCAAAAGGCTTTGTTGCGCCGTAAAAATGCAGCAGGGGCTAACATCAGAGAGCTAATAAACTATGTTGTTAAGCAGGCGCATGACTCAAACCTTATGCGTAGAGCTGGATTTCAAAAGTGGCGTGATGACATACTGCCGTTGTTAGACCAGAATAAAACCTTCAAGAACCTGTTGCCGGGGCAAAGCCGTGAAACTTTTTTGCGCGAGGTATACGACTCGCTTGTTAGCGGCAACCACCAAAGAGTAGACTCTACTATAGGTGATGATGGTCGAACAGACCCGCTTGCTGATGTGTTTGCTGGTCAACCTAGTTTAGCTAAGAAACTGAGTCAGAATCGTGTGCTGCACTTTCAGGATGGTGCAAAGGCTTATGAATACGCTAATAATTACTCACGCATGGGTTTAGCTGAGGCTTTGCATGCTGGGGTGCTAAACGATGCCAGAAGCATAGCGTTGATGGAGAAGTTTGGGACTAACCCAAAGATGATGATTGACCGCATCATTCGTGATGCCAGAGCAAGAAACAAGGTTAATGAAGAGTTTACCGCTAACTTTAACGAAAACATGATTAAGATTTCTCTAGCAGAGGTTGATGGAACAACGACTGCTAAGGGAGCTGGTAGACCGTTAGTGCTTGGTGCTGATTTAGCTACTATTTCATCAGCGACTAGGATGGTGCAGGCTATGGCAAAACTGGGCATGGCTGTTATTTCATCATTTTCTGACGTTGCTACAAAAGCTGCATTTATACAGACATCGACAGGTCGCAGCTTGTTTGGCTCATATGCTAGAGCATTAGCCGATGTGTTTAATATGTTTAAGCCAGCAGAGCAAAGAGAGTTTGCCATCAGACTAAAAATACTTTCAGATGCCATAATAGGTGATGTTTTGACCCGTCATGGCTCTAGTGACATGCAGCCCGGTATGGTTACAAAAGCTGTCAAAAGATTTTTTAAGCTTAACGGCATGAACTATTGGAACAGCTCGCAAAAAACAGGTGTTGCACGGGTGCTGGCTTATGATTTGGGTCAGCATGCACAGATGCGTTTTGAGGACATACCTTTAGAGTCAAGAAACACTTACGAACAGTACGGGCTTGGTAAAGATGAAATTGCTATGATGCGTAGCATTTTGGATGAGGCAGCGGATGGTGAAACCTATGTATTCCCAGATTCTATAAATAGACTTGATGACGCATTAATTGACCCTATGATTGCCCGTGAGCGAGGTGACTTAAATATTACTGATGCTATGCGTGAGCAGTATAGAAACGATTTGAGAACACGTTACATAGCATTTCTTAACGACAGCGCAGACATGGCAGTTCCCACTCCGGGTGCTAGAGAAAGAGCTTACCTAACTCAGGGAACTCGCAGAGGTACGCCAACAGGCGAGGCTATCCGTTTTGCGGCGCAGTTTAAGAGCTTCCCAGTAACCTATATGACCAAGGGGCTTATGCGGCAGTATTATGGACGCAAGGCTGCTGGTAAATCAGGTGTATTAGGTGTCACTCAACTAGCTTTAGGCTCAACTGTTATGGGTTATATAGCTATGTCAGCCAAAGACATACTTAAGGGCAAAGAGCCTAGAGCTGTATTTAGTGACGAGTACATCTTAGACCCTAAGACGTTTAGTGCTGCTTTTACTCAAGGGGGCGGCGCGGGGCTTTTAGGCGACTTATTGTTCCAAGATTATAATAGGTATGGTCAGGGGCTTGCATCAACGTTACTAGGTCCTTCCGCTGGTGCTGCTGAAGACTTTTTGAAGATTTGGTCTAAACTGTTAAGTGGGGATGTGGACAAAGCAACATCGCAGGGCTTGCGATTTGCTATAAACAACACGCCTTTTGCCAACTTGTTCTACACTAAGTTTGCGGTTGATTATTTGTTCTTATATGGAATGAACGAAGCGATTAGTCCGGGCTATATGGACAGACTAGAAAGTCGAACAAAAAAGGATAGGGGGCAAGAGTTTTACTTCCCACCAAGCGAATACGCTATACAGTTTTAATTTAGTATGATTTAGGGTACAATACCACTAAGGAGAGTTGCATGACAGTTAGCAGCACAAACACCAAAAACAGTTACTCAGGCAATGGTTCTACCACTGTTTTTGCGTACACGTTCAAAATCTTTGATGACGATGACATCACGGTAATCCTGAGAACGGATGCTACTGGCGGTGAGGTTGTTCAGACTAAGACAACCGACTACACGGTTTCTGGCGTAGGCAATGCTGGTGGTGGTAACATCACCTTTGGTACTGCCCCTGCATCTGGCATTACTGTTGTTCTTCTAAGAGAAACAGCACAGACACAGGCTACTGATTACACGCCTAACGACCCATTCCCAGCGGCTAGCCACGAAGACGCGTTAGACAAGCTAACGCTAATCATACAAGACCAGCAAGAAGAACTAGACCGTGCAATTAAAGTGTCACGGACAAACACAATTACATCATCCGAGTTTACTGTCGGGGCTACTGACCGAGCTAATCGCATCTTTGCGTTCGACAGTAGCGGTGATTTGTCCGTTACTCAGGAAATTGGTACATACCAGGGTACAGATACTACAACGACTACATCAGCTTATCAAGAGCGTGACCTTATCAAGTCAACCACCGCTGGGCAGCTTAACAACGTCTATATTTGTATAGCTGATTCTGTAGCTGGCGACTTGCTTACTGACACAGACCACTTTGAATTAATTATTGACGCTGTGACTGCGGCTACGTCTGCGACTAATGCTGCATCCTCGGCGACAGCGGCAGCAGCGAGCGAAACAGCGGCGGCAGCAAGTGAAAGCGCGGCAGCTACATCAGAGTCTAATGCCGCCACAAGTGAAAGCAACGCTTCAACAAGTGCAACAAACGCTGCAACAAGCGCAACAGCATCTGCAGCATCAGCTAGTGCTGCATCCACATCGGAAACAAATGCCGCTACATCAGCAACAAACGCATCCACATCAGCCACGGCTGCGGCTGCAAGTGCTACAGCAGCGGCTGCTAGTGAAACGGCTGCGGCTGCATCTGAATCTGCTGCGGCAACAAGCGAGACCAACGCTGCGACTAGCGCAACCAATGCGGCTACCAGTGAAACCAATGCGGCGACTAGCGAGACAAACGCCGCAACATCTGCAACAAATGCGGCTACATCTGCCACCGCTGCCTCCACTGCACAAACTGCGGCAGAAGCGGCACAAGCGGCGGCTGAACTTGCTTTGGATAATTTTGACGACATTTACCTTGGGGCAAAAGCTAGCGACCCTACACTAGACAATGACGGTGATGCGCTGACGGCTGGGGATTTGTATTTTAACACCACTTCTAATGAGCTAAAGTATTATACAGGTTCTGCTTGGGAAGCTATTAGCCCCGGAATCAGCAATGTTTCGGAAGACGCCACACCCCAGCTTGGCGGCGACTTAGACACCAACGGCAACGACATTACCTTCGGCGACAACGACAAGGCTATCTTCGGGGCTGGTAATGACTTGCAGATTTATCACGATGGGTCGGACAGTTACATTGAAGACACAGCCGCAGGTTCACTCTACATTAGAGGCACTGGTTTTGTGTTTTTACAAAGTACCACAGGGGAAAATTACTTTGTAGGTGATTCAGATGGTGCGGCAACTCTTTATTATGACAACGCCTCTAAACTCGCCACCACCGCCACAGGCGTGGATGTCACTGGCAGTATTGGCGTAACTGGCACAGTTGATGGTCGTGACATTGCAACAGATGGCTCAAAGCTAGATGGCATTGAGGCTTCTGCCGATGTGACAGACAGCGCAAACGTAGCCACAGCAGTTACGGGGTTTCCAACGGATACGACCTTTGTAAGCACTGACCTTATTCCTGTTTACGATGTAGACCAAGCACGTTGGGAAAAGGGAACAGTTGCTAATGTGGCTCTTGCTGGCCCTACTGGCCCAGCTGGTGCTGATGGTGCTGCAGGCCCTACTGGCCCTACAGGCCCTACTGGCCCTACTGGCCCTACTGGGCCAACTGGGCCATCAGGAACTCCTGTTGCTGCTTCAACGACTGCTGTTGGTTCATATGTTTTTGGTCGAATGGCACAGGCAACAAGCCCCGGACAAACTCGCAGTGGCAGTCAAATCCAACACACAAATGCAAACGCCAGTCCAAGAACAACCCCCTTGTCTGGCACTTGGCGATGTCACGGGGCAACGTACACCAACAATGAATCGACCCGAACTACAGTATGGCATAGGATTAGTTAAATGATTATTGAATACACAGACGCAAGAAATCCTGTATGGGCAAATGTTGGACAGACCAAAATTGACATTGAGGTTAATTTCGACCATCTTGATGAAGAATATGTGCTATTTACGGCTGACCCATTAGATGTTGAGGCTCACAGTATTGAGATTTACAATCGTGCTGTAGCTGGTGACTTTGGTGCAATAGCTGACTATACACCACCAGCCGACATAACTGGTGCAGATGCAATTGGAATACTTAGAGAAGAGCGTGACGCTTTGCTTGAAGCTAGTGATTGGATGGTGTTGGCTGACCGCACACCAACTGATGCACAACTAGCTTACAGACAGGCTCTGCGTGACTTGCCAGCTAACTACCCTAATGCTTACAAGACTTGGGATGAGGCTAGTACAGACTATATTTGGTCTAATGTCACTTGGCCTACGGTGTAATTTTTTATGGAAGGTATTTACTACAAATATTCCGAAGAAAAAGACATCATCCATTTAGCAAATTTAAATTGTCAGCAGTTAGCAAATGAGTATTTTCTGCTAAAAGACAAGATGAATGAGCCTGATAAAACAGGAGGGGCTATAGATAATGATGGCAATGTCTTAAAAGAAAATAAAGGTATTTTCTTATCTGAGGTTTATCAGCCAGAATATTCTTTTATTTCTCCAGCTTCTAAACTATTTGTGGAAATATATGAAGTAATGAAAGACCAAAAATTTCCTATAAAAAGCACTATGAACTATTTCAAAGGAAGTGACCGTCTTGAAATTTTGTTGAGTGAATATAAAAAGGGAAGTTATTATAAACCTCATAGGGACAGCTCATCTTTAACAATGCTTATTTGGCCTATGCCTAAAACATTTAAAGGCGGCGACTTAATCCTTAACGATTTTAATTACAAGGTTTCTTGCGAACAAAATACAGGGTTAATATTTCCAAGTCATTATCTTCACGAAGTGGAAGAAGTCGTTTATGATGGCAATGAAGAAAACACAAGAGTAACTTATACAGGTTTTGTAACATGACAAGAATTAATTGGCAAATGTGGCAAGGAGCTGTTTCGTCAGAAGAATGCGATGCTCTTATTAAAAAGTTAAAAGACGTTCCCAAAGAAAAAGGCGCGACATACAACGATAGCAATGATATTCGCAAAAGTAATATTAGTTGGGTTGCAGACCCAAACATAAAACTTTTGTTGTGGCAGTATGCTCAACAGGCTAATAGAGTTGCTTTTGGTTTTGATGTTACAAGCGTCGGAGATGTTCAATTTACAGAATACTCAGCCGAGTATGAAGGAAAATATGATTGGCATCACGATGTTGATTGGTTAGGAAAAAACGCTTTTGACAGAAAGATAAGTCTTGTCTTACAACTATCTGACTCTGACAGCTATGAGGGTTGCGACTTTGAGTTTCTTGAGGTGCAAAATCCAGAGCCTAAAGAATTAAAAGCAAAGGGGACAGTAATTTGTTTTCCTTCGTATATATCTCATAGAGTAACTGAAATTACAAAAGGCACAAGGCACAGTCTTGTTGCTTGGTTTGAAGGGCCACGTTGGAGATAACAATGGAAATGAGCAATCTTCTGGACGTTCTAATATTTGTTATAATCGCTGGCGGTGGTTGGTATATCAATCAACTTACTGGCAGAGTGAACCGTCTGGAAGAACGCATTAATTCCACGAGAGAAACCTTCATTCACAAGGATGAGATGAGTTCTATGATGGATAGAATCGAAGACAGGTTTGCTCGGCTGGAAGATTTACTTCACAGGATGATGGAAAAGAAATAGCATCTTACTTTATTGTGGTGCGTTTTGTGGTACTGATAGTGACGACAGGAGAGACAAGATGAAGATTAAACCTATTAATCCTGTTGCCAGAGCGTTAGCAGTGAGCAGAAAGCGAAAGCAGATTGTGCCAGACAAGACAAAATATAACCGTAAAAGTTAAAGAAGCAGTATTTATGAGTGAGTTCTTAGTCATCTTTGTAATACTTACTAAGCAAATGACTTTCGTTATAACTCCCTATGAACTCGATTACTGCCCCAATTACGAAAAGGCTCAAGAAGC